CTGGCTGGCAGTAGGTGCGTAACGCAAGGAAGGACACAGTAAGCCCATGTCCATCGAAGGTATAGAGCCAAAAAGACTCTGTAACTTCTCTACGATGCAATCGTAGACTGAGTAGCACTTCATATCCCAAAATTGGTTAGCATAAGCTATCCAAGAGGTATATGATTCGGGGTTTCGTGTTGACGGCCAGACAGTTCGTAAACGAACTGGAGTGACCCGCTCACCTTTATAGGCGTCGAGGCCACAGGATTCTCTAAAGAATCCACTGACACAACTCTTAGCACGGTTTACAAGTAAACCAAACGCTTCGAGGAGTTCGGTTGCGTACGCGGCTTTAGCCGTTGGCACAACCACGTCATCACCATACACTAAGATGTTGTTTCCAACATCTGCATTCGTAATCCCACCTCGCAAGATGGCCCAGATTGTAAGCGCCAGTACGGGAAAGCATAAAGCTGACCCCATTGGAGCGTACTTTCTAAGCTTAATCACCTTGCCTGAAGGGAGTTGTGTAGTGAGAGATCTACAAGCTAACAAATAAGGCAAAACCTTACTTGGAAACAGTAGACGAACCAGTCCAACAGTTACGCGATCACTTGCATCTTTAAGATCAAGTGTAGCGTACTTACCAGTGAAAGACCCTAAAAGGGCCCCAAACTGATTAGGTTGTTGGTCTGTGAAATGAACATCATCCTTAGTTAAAGGATGACGTTCTACATGACGAACGATAGCCGCTCCTAATCCTTGCTGAACCCATTGAAATTCAAGAGGTTCACAAGATATTAATCGCGGCCCGCGGGAATCCTTCGGCACGAGTATAACCCGTGCCGAATTCTCCTTCGAACCAAGCGACTGGATGTCGCGGGCGTGATCGACAACGTGACCGAGAGACGAATAATAGTATTCATCAATCGGATACGTAAGTGCGATACGCTCCGGGATATTGGTCCAATGGTACTTGTTCCAGAGCGTCTCTCTTGTAGAGACGGTTCCGGGACCGTGCCGTGGACTAATATCTGTTGGGTCAAAAGACTCGAAAAGCTTGTTAAGGGCTTTCCGAGCTTGGCGCAACACTCGCCGAGCATGAGGCTTAAGAACCGCCAAAGGCGGGTCAGAAACCAGATGATCAACTGTATTGTCGAATCTATTAGCAATTGTGCTAAAAGTTTCATCATATATTTGAATGTCATCTTCGG